ATCAGCAGTTAATTCTAAAGCTGACAGTGATAGTCCTACGTTTACAGGCACACCAGCAGCACCAACAGCTACAGCAGGAACTAACAGCACACAGATTGCTAGTACAGCGTTTGTAACTACAGCTATTGCTAATGAGAATCTAGGAACTATGGCTACTCAAGATGCAACAGCAGTAGCTATTACTGGTGGGACATTGACAGGAACTACTGTTAATACTTTTACAGTAGGTAGTAATGCAACAGGAACTAAGACAATATCAACTGCTAGTCCTAGTGGTGGATCTGACGGAGACATTTGGTATAAAGTAGTATGACTGTATCTGTTAAACATTCTGGAACTATTAAAGATCCTTTAGAGATATTCGTAAAGGATTCTGGTACATGGAAAACTGTACAGAATATTTATGTACACAGTTCAGGTGTTTGGAAACAGGCTTATCCTCCTGTAGGTACTCAAACGTTTAGTACAGCAGGTACTTATTCATTTGTAGTGCCTCAAGGTATTTATAGTTTAAGTATGCCTATTATGTCTGGTGGAGGAGGTGGTGGTGCAACAGGTTATCACAGTGGTGACTGTCACGCAGGTTTTGCAGGTAGTGCTGGAGCAGCTTACACATCGTCAGACAACATAACAATATCTGTGACACCTGGAGAAACACTTACAGTTATTGTAGGTGCAGGCGGAGCAGGAGGTTGTTGTTGGGCTTTCCAAGCACCTCAAGTATGTGGTGTAGTAGGGGGTACAACATCAGTAAAACGAGGAGCTACTACTTTGTATTCACGATCAGGCGGAGCTAGAGGTTGCGGTATTTATGCTAGTGGTACTGATTTTACTTCTCCTGGTGGTACTAACGGTACTGGTTATGGTACAGGAGGTACTGGCGGTGGTTGTACAGGAAACGGTGGAGCAGGTGTAGCAGGAGCAGTTCAGTTCTCATGGTCATAATTCCAACAGCAACTCCTAAAGAGTTAGAAGAAAAGCGTAAAGAAATCTGTGACAACTGTGAAAAGAATAAGATAGGTATTTGTACTAAGTGTGGTTGTGTTATTAAATTTAAAGTTAAGTTTGAACAAAATCAATGTCCATTAGGTAAATGGTAAGAGGGTAAAGAGATGGGTCTATTTTCTAAAGTAGCAAAGATAGCAGCACCAGCAATGCAAATAGGAGGCATGGTGACAGGTCAACCCTGGCTATCTGCTGCTGGAAGTGCTTTAGGTCAATATGGTGCAAGTAAGCAACTTGCTAGACAGGCAAATGAAACTGCTGCTCAGTATGCTCAGCGTATGCAACAAGCTGGGCAGATGGGCATGTTTAGACCTGTTGGAGTAAAAACACTATATGGTCAATCTGAATTTAAAGTAGATCCAACTACAGGTGCAGTTACTTCTGCTAGTTACACTCCATCTGAGTCTGTACAAGAACAACAAGGTAGACTTGGTGTATTGATGGGACAAGGATTAACTGCTGCTGAACAAGCTGTACCGTTTGCAGAGCAATACGCAGCCCCAGCGCAAGGCTTATTTAACTTAGGTCAAGAGTATCTTGCTCAGACACCTGAAGAGGCTAGACAGCGTTATATGCAACAACAGATGGATGTCTTGCGCCCTTACGACATTGAGGAAGAGCAAAGACTAGCTAGAACTGCTTTTGGTAGAGGTGCTGGTGGTTTAAGTGTAGGTGCTGGCGGTAATCCTTATTTACAAGCTCTACAGGAATCAAGAAACAGACGTAATTTACAATTAGCTGCTCAAGCAGAACAAGCTGCACAGCAACAGGTAGGTTTTGGTACACAGCAATTAGGTAAAGCTGCTGGGTTGATGGGTACTGGATATGATCTGATGCAAGGAGCATTAGCACCATATCAGAGCTACTTAGCTAACCAAGCTAAACTAGAATCATTAGCTCAAGAACCATTAAGATTGGGTGCAGAGCTAGGTGGTAGAGCTATGTCAGGTTCTCAGTTTGCTGCTGATAAGATGGCAGATGCAGCATTTAACCAAGCTCAAGCTCAACAGGCTGCGAATCAGAGAAGATATGACACAATGTCTGGTCTACTAGGTAATGAAAACTTAATGGGTGATATAGGTACTGGAATCCAAAAGATTGGTGGATACTTAGGCGGTCTATTTACCCCCGGTGGTGGTATTGGCGGTGGTGCTGTTAATTATGGTGCTGGTATGTCCACACCTGGAATCATGTTTGGTCAGAGATCATTTTAAGGAATAGTTATGGCTTCAATTGCAGATACTATATTTGGTCCAACTCCTGAAGAGTTAGAATACAAAAGAAGGCAGGAACAAGAACAACAAGCTAGGCAGGAATATTTAGCTAAGTTACCATCTTATGGTTCTGAGTTTGGTATATATGGTGGAGTAGCTAGGGCTGGTCTTGAGACAGGTGAGAAGCTAAGAGGTACTCGATTGTTTGGTGAGTCTCCTTCTCCAGAGATGGAAAGAGCTACTGTAATGAAACAGATCCTAGACAAGTACAAGGGACAAGATATGTCTAGTCCTGAAGTGTTAGCTCAGATGTCTGGAGAGCTAGGTCAGATGGGTTATCCTAGAGAAGCTATGCAACTAATGGAGCAAGCTAAAGCAGGTGCTGTATCTGCACAAGAAGCTCAGAGAAAAGCAATATTAGATGATCTTGATCTTCAACAAAAGAAAATAGACATATTGAAGTCACAAAAAGAGCTTGAAGGCGGTCCTGGAGATAAAATGACAGGTAAGATGCTCAATGACTTTCTTGGTGAAGCAAAAGTAGCAAAGTCTTATGCTAATCTAGCTAGTACATTTGATCCTAGATTTACAGGATATGGAGTTGATGCTCTAGGTGAGCTAAAGAAGTTACAAGCAAGAGCAGCACCGATGAGTGAATTTGATAGAGACTTAACTGCTTGGTGGATGAAGTATCAAGAACAAGTTAACGCTGTTAGAAATGATTTGTTTGGTTCAGCCTTGACTCAGACAGAAAAGGATGAATTCTTAAAAGCAATGGTTACTCCAGGAATGGACTCAGAGATTGCTAAACGAAACTTAGAGACTCAAGCTAGAATTCTTAGAGATGCTTACAATGCAAAAGTAGAGGTACATAGAGAACAAGGATGGAAAGTGTCTGGTCTTGAAGGACTAGCAGGTGTAGCAGAATCGCCTACAGCAACAAGCGGTGAGTGGTCTATAGAGGTAATTGAATAATGGCTAAATATAAAGTAACAGCACCTGACGGAAAACAGTTAGTTATTACTGGTCCTGAAGGAGCCTCACAAGAAGAGGTGTTAGCTAAAGCTCAAGAGCTATATGCTTCTCAGCAACAACCAGAAGCTGTTACAGAAGAACAGAAACCAGAAGAGGATACTGGACCATTAACTGCTGGTGAAGTAGCAGAAGGAGCAGTTGAAAGTTTCTTACCATCTTTAGGTAGAGAGGTAGCTGGCATCTGGGAAGCGGTTACTAATCCTATTGATACTGCTATGACAGTATTGGATCTAGGTGCTGGAGTCATTCAGAACATACTTCCTGAAAGTGTAGTTCAAGCTATTGGTGAAGATAAAGAAAGTAGAGAATTAGCTTCTGCTGTTGGCGAGTACATTGCTGATAGATATGGTGGTCTTGAGAACATTAAGAAAACCATAGCCACAGACTCAGCAGGATTTGCTGCTGACTTAGCTGGTATACTAAGTGGCGGTGCGACTATCGCAGGTAAGATAGCTACTAAGTCTGCAAGGTTAGCTAAAGTAGCTCCAGCTATGAAGAAGGCTGCTGAGAAGGCTGCGCTAATAGATCCAGTTACTTTAGGTGCTAAAGGTGTGTCTAAAGCTACCACTAAGACTGTAGGAGCAGTTGCTCCAAGTGCGTTGGCATTTACATCTGGTGTAGGTAAGAAATCTATCGAGCAAGCATACGAGGCTGGCTTTGAAGGTGGTAAAGCACTAGAAGATTTTAGAGACAATATGAAGGGTGCTGATCCTGAGTTAATATTGGATGATGCACTAAACAATCTTGAAGAGCTTAGACAAGGTAAGAACGCTGCTTATCAAGAAAGCATGCAGAAACTAGGTCAATCAAAAGCTAAGATTAGTTTTAATGAAATAGATTACGCATTAGCACAAGCAAAGAAGAAAGCAGGATCTCTTGATACTAAAACATCTAGGGTATTGAAGAGAGTTGAATCAATGCTTAAAACAGCTAAAGATCAAGGATACAATTCTCCTGTTCAAATGGATGAACTAAAAAGAGCATTGAATGAGATAAGAATGGATCAACCAGCAGGAAGTCAAAGACAAAAGGTTGTTGGTCATATTCAAGATACAGTAAAAAAATTAATTGTTAAAGCAGATCCAGAGTACGCAAAGACTATGGAGACTTATGGTCAAGCTGCTGAAGCAATGAAAGAATTAAAGCAAGTATTAAGTTTGAAGCAAGGCGGTAATCCAGATACTGCTCTTAGGAAGTTATTGTCTGTTATGAGGGATAATGTACAGACTAATTATGGTAAGAGAGCATCACTAGCAGAGGAATTAGAAGCTGCAGGTAGTGCTAAATTTATGAATAAGATAGCTGGTCAAGAGTTATCATCTGTAATGCCTAGAGGCTTACAAGGTAGATTACTAGGCGGTGTTGGTCTACCAGGTGCTGGTCTAGGATTAGCATCAGGTCTATTGAGTCCTGGTAACCTAGCTTATGGAGTATTAGCATCTCCTAGAGCAATAGGAGAAGCAGCGCAGCTAACAGGACAAGCAAGAAGAAAAGCAAAACAGGCAGCACAAGTATTACCATCAGCAACACCAAGTTATTTAGGAATAGCAGGTAGAGACTTAGAAGAGGAAGAATAATGGCTAGTCAATTTGATGATCTACTGAGTGGAGTAGTAAATAAACTAAAAGGACTTGGTATAGGTACTAAGAGTCCTGAACAGATTGAGAGAGAAAGAGATCCTGTTCTTAAAGCTCAGTTTGAAAGACGTATGCCTACTTACGATGAGATCATGGAATCTAGGAGGCTTAGAGGACAAACAAGACAACCTTCAAGATACAGTCAACAACCTATTGACGATAGAACTCCTAGTAATATACAAGCTCAAGAAGGTCAAGGTACTGTCGGTCCTGCTGAATATTATGACTTCAATACTAGAACTGATTATAGTTATGAAGCACCTGAGTATTCTAAGACTATGGACTTTGGTACTGGTCTATTATCAGGTAAGGGTTTAGGTCTTGCAGCACCTGCTACTAGCTACAGTGCACCTGTGTCTAGCTCTGGTGGGTCTACTGGTAGAGGCATGTATGGTATGGGGACAACACCTAAAGGACCAGTTGATGCTGCTGAGATAAATCCAGTTTTCTCAAAGAGTGACATGGATGCAATTATTGCAGCAGGAGGTAGACCAATTGATGATAGCTACGGTGTGTTTACAACCACAGACGCAGAGACTGGTAAAGAGGTCATTGTTGATTCTTATGGTAGAGCACACTTTGTCCCACCAGCAAGTCAGACTAGACCTAAGTTTGAAACAGAAAGGGGTAGCTTAAATCTTCCTGGTATGTTTGGTTATTTGTTTGGGTCTGATGGTAGAGGTGCTGTATTAGATGATGGCACTGCTCTAATCACTGGTGATCCGTATGCTCGTGACTTAGAAGGTACTCCGATTAGTTACATAGCTGAGGGTATAGGAGGTATGCTCAGTGATATGGCTGAAAGAGCTAATCCTGGTGATGTTAGAGATCAAACTGTAAGAGCTAGAAGGGCTGATAATGCTCGTGATATTGCAGAAGAAAAGATCAGAATAGAACAGAGAATGATGCAAGGTGCTATTGCACAAGGACTAACACCAAGAGAAGCGCAAAGACAAGTAAAGAGTCAGCTTGGTCAGAGAAGAGTGGAAGAAGAACAAGCTAGAAGAAAACAACAAAGAGAAGAAGCATTAGATCAAGCAGCAGCAGAAGGATACACTCAAGAGGAGGCTGATTTAGAAGTTCAAAGATTATTAAACAGATTCCCAGCACCTGAAGAGGACAAAAAAGATTCATTAATGGATTTGATTGTGTCTCCAGTTTATGGATCAGATGTTATTGAGGATGCTCCTGTACAGTATGACGAAATGGGAAATGTTATTTCACCAACTGAAGTTATAAACACTAGTCAAGCAAGAGCGTTTGATCCTCAGTCAGTAAGAAACGTAAGAAATAATAATCCTGGAAACATAAAGATTAACAAAGCTAATGATTGGAAAGGTAGAGTGTCTAATTTAAGTGATAAGACATTTGAATCTTTCCAAACTCCTGAGTATGGAGTAAGAGCTTTAAACAAAGTAGTTGATGCAAACATTAAAGCAACAAATACATTTGATGAGTTTGTTAATCGATACGCATCAGAACCAAAAGAAAAAGAATACTTTAAGAAGAATGGTAAGTTAATGCCTCATCTCCAAAACTATGCTGATGCTTTAGCTAGAAGTCAAGGCTTGTCAGACTCTTCATCTAAGTTTCCAAAGAATATAGACAAGAAAGCATGGTTAAGAGCTATAATAAGACATGAGGGAGGTCAGGAAGCATTATCATACTACACTGATGATGTTCTCTCTCAAGGTATTAAATTAAAGTAATTTATGGAAAACTTCATTACGACTTACTGGGAGATACTCTCAGGGCTTGTGATCGTAATCTTCTTAGGTATTACTTGGAAGGCAGAGGTCAGCGCAAGGCTAAGCGTACTAGAAGAAAAAGTACGAGCCTTGTTTGACCTAATCAACGGTAAGAAATAACTACTTTAAGTTAAGATAGATATCCTCTATCTTTGCTGCCTCCTCCTCTCTGTGTCTCCACTCATCCCATGTCTTAGCAGGTTTCTTGCCTGCTTTCTGCCACTGACAATGGTGATAGAGTTCATGCACTAAGACATGATCCTTCATCATATCAGGTCGTACATACACGACACCCATATCACCAGCCAGATAGAACGTTGAGTTACTTGGTGTTACTGTTACATCGTATGGATAGCAATTAAACAAAGCCAAGAAGCTAAGTACTGTTTCGAGCATAGTTTTCTCCCCATTAGATTTCACACACTCCTGCTACACAAGCTAACTGCTGCGCTCCTTCTACGTTATCATCTTCCTCTATTAACTCATCCCAGAAGATATTACCAGGCATCTTATTTAGGAGATCAAGATACTGTTCCTCAGTACACTCCTCATAAGGTGCTTGTTTGTATGTGCCTCCATCATATGGTAGGAACGACACACCACTGATATCATCAAAGTTCTTCCATACCCATGAACCAACTTCTACCCACTCATCTTCCTTGACAGAGATAGTGACAGATGGTTTGTGTTCACACCAATGCTTCTGGTATGTCATCCATAAGTCTAAATGCTCAATAGCTGTTAGATCATCTCTAAGTGTTGCAGCCTCTGGTGCTTTCTTAGGGAAAGAGAACACAGTAGTAGACTCTGGACGCATCACACAATCTTCTGCAGGAATACCCTGTTGAACCATGAACGTAGTAAGCGGATCTTTCTTGTCACCCCTAACTCTTCTAATATAATACTTAGAATGTCTAGGATGAATACCACTAGCACTATCAACAAGTTGACTGACAGTGCCACTAGGCTTAACACAAGTGACGGAAGAAGGACAAGGGATATTAAGGTCAGTGGAAAGCTGTATGCACTCATCAACTGATACCATCTTGAGTCTCTGCAAAAGAGTCTTAAGTTGCTCATTATTATCTCCTAACATCTTATTATCTAAGATACCAGTCAGTGACACACCTAACAATCTTTCTTCCTCGGTGTTACGCTGCCATATCTTACGAAGGTATGGGAAGTGTGTAAGTGTAGACTGATAGACACCAAGTATAGAGGCTAGCCTTACCTTTCGTTCGAGGTCATAAATACTGTCTCCCTCTCGAACAACAACCTCTGAAAGATTACAGAATTGGTTAGGTCTGAGTATAATTTCAGAACAAGGATTAGTACCAAACTCCTGGTCAGCATCTCTCCTCCCACTTCTCTTAGCTTGCTTGATTGCTGCCTCTCTATTGAAGATACCACGCTCACCACTGTGACTGTGATACAAACTAGACCACTCATTCATGTACTGACCAACATCAGGCTTCTGGTTATAAACCGCAGAGTTGTTAGCCAATGCTCTCTGAGGATTATCTGTCCACCACTGACCAGTCTTAGCGTGTCTCATTTTGTCATCGTCAAGGTCAGACAAAGAGATCATAGCAGACCTCCTGACACCCCCTACGACCACAACTTCAGCAATTTTACACATTAAGTCATGGCACTCTAGTGTGTTTAGCTTACGTCCAGCAGCAGTAGTAAACTTACGAACAACAAACTCAAACAGTTCTTGTAGAGGACCAGGACCACTAGCTCTACCACCGAATGTCTTTAACCTAGCACCTGCTGGTCTGATCTTATCCAGATTCCATTTAGGTATCTCACCAGAGTACAGTAGAGCAATGATCTGACGTAATGCCTTAGCCCAACCCTCTTTGCTGTCAGACACAACAACAGTGGTATCAGAGTCAAACATCTTCTCTGGTACTTCTGGTAGCTTGTTGACATACTTCTGTTCAACGCTGAAGCCTACACCAGTACCACACAATAGAATGTACATTGCTTCATCGAAGGCTTTAGGATCATCTACCGCAAGATAACTACAGTTATAACCTGCTGTATTGTCTCTCTCTAACGCTTTACCAGCAGTCATTATAGACCGCATAGATGGTACTACCTCTAGGTTCTTGATCGCCTCACGAAGCTCTGAGTCAGTCTCCACAGGTATCTTGTAGCCATGTTTAGCTTGTAGATGATTAGACATAAAGTCCATGTATCTATCTACAGTTTCATACCAATCCTCTCTACGATTGTCAGAGTCTAAGAATCGAGAGTATCGAGACTTTGCAATATATTGCTGGTAAAAGTCCATCATTCTATTTCCTTTATTAGTTGTTCATAGTTATCTTCAATTACATCTTCAAATCTGTTGAGGATATCAGCAGAAGTCAAGTCTAGCAGTTCGAGTATAACAGTCTCATCAAACTGCATCAACTTTTCTTTTAACTCATCAATCGTTAAGTTCATCTGGTTTAGCCTCATTCTCCATTTCTAATAATATCAGAGCTATGTATCCATTGATGTCAATATAACTATCTTTATAATAGTAATCACCGTTTAGAATCCTAGCTAACTTATTTGCAATCATATCCAAACTTTCTCTCATATAGACAGGCATAAACTTATAGTTCGGGGAATCCCTAATTATCTTTTTAAGTGATTGACTGATATGACTCACCATTGTGTATTTACCATATGTTGCTGCTCTATCATCTAATATATTATTTACTTCATTCATAATCCACACATCCCTTCACATTCGTTATCAAAAAGATCCATCTGACTGTCTGCTAATTTAGGCTTAAATTCTACTTGATCTAGTGGAGTACAAGATCTATGTAAGAACGTTTGACCTTTTATTTTAGAATTTCCGTTTACTCGTAAAGACCTATCAAAGTTTATTGCTTGTTCAAACTCTTTAGGAAATCTATCTCTAGTGTCAATCCAATGATCGTCACTCTTATAAGGACAAAAGAAACAAGCAGACTTCTCAGGTAATGGATAGTTATTGTCTTTAAACCACTGTAAGCATTGATTTCTACTGATGTTTAATTCAATAAGAGGATGTCTATTCTCAATGTATTTATCTCTTGACGGTTTCATTCTTTGAATTTCGTCAGTAGATATTCCTATCCATTGTTCAACATATTTTCCTTTAGGAAATCTTTTACCGAATTCAACACCACAAAGCTCTCTAACTTTTCTCCTTACTGGTTGTATTTTATATTCGTTAGTACACTGCCTCCTTAACATTCCTTTACTACCGTCAGAATTTTTTACAAAGAATGGAGCAGATGCAGAGCGTACTTTAGGGTTTAAGGTATCTTCTGTTAAGTTTCCTTTCTGTACTACATAAATAGGAAAAGGTAACTCTGATTTTAAAAACTCTAAATAAGAATAGATAGAATCAGGTTCTGCTCCTGTATCAGCAAACACAGCACAGTCAGGCATTGGTAGATCACCTTTAGCAGCCATTAAAGCCATAGCTGAGCTTTGAACCCCTACACCTAAACTAATTACAGTTAGTATTTTTTCTCTATCCTCCATATTGTTTCCTTAAGTAAGTGATTGATACAGGCATCTCATCGAAACTACCGTTATCTACTTCATTCAGCATCCATATTCCAGACCAGCTACCATTAGTCTGTGCAGACAGATAGTCCTCATTGTGCTGATAGAAGATACCAGCAAAGATACCAGTGATACCTTTACCGTCAGCTTTACGACTGAATGATATAGCTCTATCTTGAACATGCCCCATGATACAAGACATGTGTTTCTTCTGTAACAGTAAA